GTATTAAAGGTTAATAATCAAATCAAATTTGTTACGTCAAATGCAGCACCCTGAAACACTGTACCGTCAGAAGCTAATAAACCCGGAGTAATTGCCATTTCGATAGACTGTCCGGACGAAATAACAGGAGGCTCAAATAGTATTGCACACCTGTTCGTATCTACAAATTCAGGCTCTATAATAGTGCGCTGATCTCCATCTATCCACAAAGCGAAGTTACTTAGTGATTCATCAGAGTTCATTGTTTTTGAGAATCTTATTACAATACTTGTACTTGTTTCTACTATTGCTGAAACAATAATAGGGTTTGCCGTATCTGTTGCCGGGTCTGTTTCTGAAATCTGCAAACTAAACCGCATCAACTTGCGGACAATATAACCTGAATCGCTATCCTCGTCGATGTAGTTACTGTTCAGTATCGTAGTTTTAACGATCTGATAAGTACCTAAATCACGGTATGGAGTGTCACATAGTGCGGTCAATACTGCATTACCTATCGTATCGGCTTCTTTACGCCCGCCTGATATTGTCGGATAACCTGTAACAATGTCCAATAACAATTCTACGTCCCAAATGGTACGATCTGACGTGAACATATCAGAACCGGATATATCAGAAATGTGAATGTAAGGCCATGCAGCACCTTCAGGAACACGGTCATAAACCGTTGCACCTAATGACAAGGTTTGCAGCATTGTTCTCAGTTCAGCGTCCGGGCTTGTCATCTGGTTTCCTCCTGATTCATTATTGTTTTGATTGCCTGAACGTATTTAGGTATTTCTGCTTTGAATGCAGGGTATAAGAACGGACGGGCTTTAACCCCGTGTAAGGCCAATTCTAAGGCAATAGGAAACGCTGCTGCATCCGGAATACCTTTGCGCCTGCACCATACTCTAATCTGATCTACAAGGTCTTTAAACGTACCCTTAACCGAACCAATGAACTGCGCTGCATACTGTGCGATCTCAGATGGTATTGATACTTTCGATTTTGTGCCAAATTCTACAAACGGGGCATATTCTACATTAGTCCATACACGTGCTGATAAACGGTTTTGAGCCTGAATAACCCGCAATGAGTTATGCAGCCTTGATTGATAGCGTGGCACCCGTTCCTTTGCGCCTTTAAGGATGTTATAAGCACTGAGCATCGTAGCGTCCTGCAATTTCTTGGTTTTCTTTTCGCTGAATCGCTTAAAATCACCTTTGAATTTTGCAAGCTGCTGATCACTAAAACCGATGCCGTTAACCGTGCTCATGTCCTTTCTACTGCGTTTATTGTGTATTGAAACTCATCAGTAATTATGCTGGTTGTCGATAACCGTTTGCCGTTCCATCGAATCTGAGTTATCGACCTGCTAAACTCTACCCCTGTCGGTCTGCGTAGTGTTATCCGGTAATTTACTTCACCGGCAACCAAACCTGACCGCATAGATTCAGACATGGACAACTGCTTAACCTCTGCAAACCGTGTCGATTCAAGCGTATAAACAGGCGTTGTTCCGCCCTGACCGTCCGAAACAGTGGAAACAGTGTACAATTCTACCCGATGCCGCAAACGTCCGCTTTCCATTATACTGGTAGGTTACGGGTGTATAGATAAATTACTTTCTGAACTTCAGGACTGATCGAACCATCACCCCGATGCTCATACATCCATGCGCACTGATTCAGTACAGCCATTTTTAATGCAGGTGGTAGTTTCCCGGTGTCATAACCGTTATCCGATGCGAACCCGCAAAGGTATTCAGCCTTAACAGCTACACCGGATTGAACTTCTAATACAGGATATAGGTCATGCCCGTTTATAGTGTAGTCACCATCTTCGATTACGACAGTGTTTACTGTTAATTCGATCATGCTATCATACGGTGCAATCGGTAACTCCAGATGACCGTTCAGATTACTGTCAGCATCCCATTGAGCCGTCACAATCGTATCACCTGTCAGAGCCAAGCCTGTTGCCTGTTCTATCAAGTCCTGCGCTGCCGGGATAATCATATCGGATAACAGCGTATCATCTGCCGTATGATCGATTCTTAACCAGCTTTTGACCTCTGCCGTTGTTACACATGCTCCGGGTCTATCGGTAACGGTTACGGATAACATCAGCGTTTGCCCTTTCCTTTTGTGACTGTTCTGCGTTTAACCATTTTGTTTTCACCCTCAATAACCGGGGCCTGAATCGGAGTTGTTACAGGTGTTCCCGGTGCGATGCTGACATAGATTGCCAACTTACGGCTTACAAGGTATTCGGCTGACCTGTCATCGGCCTGAAATAACTGATTTGCCGTGTAGGTTTTCCCGTTGTATAAAAACGGTCTGGTTGCTTTTAGGTCTTGCATAAAAACTGTTCTAAGTTGGATAAATCGGTTTCGGTTTGTGCCACCAATTCTACTGTGCGCTGTTTCAGTAGCTTTTTATGTTCTTTGAAATCAATACTTTCAATAGCTTCCTTGTATGCCTGTGCGTTTCGTTCAACAAATATCCCGGCATAGGACAATGATTCTCTTAGACCGGGTGTATCTGTACAAACCACCGGAATGTCACAGGCTATTGCCTCACATGCAGCCTTGCCGTAGCTTTCATACTTTGACGGCTGGATTAATATTCCTGTACGTGCGTAAACGTCCGAAATATGCGGACTGTTGGTAACGTATTCCAAGTTTGGCAGGTTTGCCCGCACCTGTTCACCGTATGAACCCAATACACCGATAAACTTTCGATCCGGCATAATCCGGGCCAATTCAATCAGCACTTGCCCGCCTTTGTCAGGCCAGCAGTTAACCAATGTAATAGCGTTTTCTCCTGTCTTTTTACGTTGGTAGCGTTCCGGCACTAACGGAGGCCGGCAGATCATTGAACGCTGCGGTAATTGTAACGCTGCCGTGTATTCGCTGTTGTATATCAGGTTAAATTGTCCTGGTCTGTTTGCCTGAAGGTTATTAACCCATGTATTATGAACGATTGCATAAAGGTTATGCTTACCCAAAACACGGCAGATATTATGAGCCTTTGCGGTGAAATCCAGATGGGTGATTATAACATCAGCATCCAGAAATTCACGTTTCAATGTCGCTGGGTTATGCTGTGCTATCTCTACTCCGGCCTGATAATTTGCAACAGGGTTATTCGTCAATACCCTTACTTCGTGCCTCTGCTTCAGGTATTCGGCAAAGTCGTATGCCATCCATTCAGCCCCGGCATTGTGCGTAGGTGGGTAACCGTGTATGTAAAATAGGATTTTCATAACCCGGCTTTCAGTTTGTTGTTATCATCAAACAATTCAGGATTATAGAACGATTCTACAATATCCCAAAATGTCGATTCTGAGTAGCCTAAGAACTGGCAGAAATCCCGAACGCAAAGCGGGTCAAGGTCATGATCATGTTTCTTTACCAATTCAACAGCCTGTTCCCTTGTAATTTTACCGTACCTGATCATACGGCTGGCGTAGTCTGTTGCTGAAGCGTGTCCGAACTTTGGATATTTTAGCCATGAATGAACCAGGTAGGCCCGTGAATCTACCTGATCGAACTGTTCGACATGGTGTGTGCGTGTCCATTCGTGCGTAAGGTCATGAAATCCCAATAACTTTGCAATCCGGTAATTTTCAAAGCTATTCCATTCTACAAAGTAGCTGATATAAACAGATTCAATTCCGGCTATTTCTTTTGGTGTTGGAGCGTCAAAGAAATTCAATTCTTCACCTACAACACCACAACAGTCGATCAACTCCTGTTTATCAATACCTGAAGCAACACCGTTAAGCAGTTGTAACATGGCTGACGGGGTTTCGGTTGCATCGACACCACCGTACTCATAGCTTACATTTTCACCGTAGAAAATCAAAGGAATGCCAAACTTCACAGCCATGTGGATGGGGTAGGTATAGATGTACCGATCAATGAAGTATGTAGGCTTGGCGTATTGCTCAAAGGTATAGCGCATTATTGACTTCTGCGCCCGGATATTCGGTTTCATACTGATCAGGTCACACCCGAACTGCTCAGATATGTTTTTCAGGTTATGCGCACCTGCATTGGTTAACGGGAAATTATCCTCTACTGTTACCAATAGCGGGTTCATTCCTAATACATTCTTAATCAGGTTAGTTTGAAAGTGCGAATCTTTACCACCTGATACGGCTATGATACAATCGTATTCGTTTCCGGTTCTCCTGTGCTTATCGCAAAGGGTTTTCAATTCTTTAAAGCGGGCTGAATAATCAACATTCTTGCGGTTATCATACGCCTGACAAGCGGAACAAACGCCCTCTGAATTAAAGGTTATTCCCGGTCTTGTGTCCGGCATTACGCATCGTTTGCAATATTTCATAATTCCCAATCTTTTAGCGGTTTCTTGGTGAATGCCTGTATCAAACTGTCAGGCGAATAATTGGTAATCTTAATGTTTGCAGGTAATTCCTTTTTCAATATTTTGCACTTGTTAATCAGGTGATCGAAGTATGGCCACTCTACCGGCAACCCATCAACGTATGTACTTCCGGCATCGAATCCCAACAGCCTTATGTCAGTGTAGCCTAAATTCATTGCTATGCCTATGGCTGTGTAGGTGCTGTTATATCCGTGACATACATACGGTGGCTGATCTACCCCGTTAACCTTTACACTGTCCCATAACCGGACTTTTAACCGATCCATTACAGGGTGATAGCTGTACAGTTTAACAGCGTGTAACTTACCTACATGACGTTTCAAAGAACTTAAATACATCAGGTAAAATTCCTGATCAATAGCAACCAAATGTTTGAACCAGGGTACCAACCGGAATCCTGCATTTACTGCGATACAATCGTACTTTTGTAGTCCGGTAAAATCGAACCCTTGTAAACTGCTTCCGGTTGCAACGATGTAACATTTCATTAATTTGTTAAGTATTCCGGTGTATCGGGGCAGATTATCCAACCAACCTGCCCCGCACCGGGATTAATTACTATGCGCTACCACGTGCCAATGCTCCGGCAAAGTCACCGTAAACAAAAGCGTTCGGGCGGTAAACGGCAAGGGCCAGACGTTCTTCAACCACAACAGTGATAAGGTTCTTCTGTGCGTTGTCCTCATCCTGATCGTAGAAATTGATACTGGCTGTTTTGCGGTCGAATATCTGAGCGCCACGGGCAAAGTCACCAACAAGGAACGTACCTACACCAATTGCGGTTGTTTCGATAATCGGCACACCTTCAACAAACAACGGCAGACGATCCCACGGAGCACGGCCTAAGTAATGACCATCTGAACCCTTTTTAGTTTTCAGTGTCAGTACATCGGTCGGGTGCATCATAATTGCCGTGGCCCTGTATTCATCAACCCTGATCTGAGTTATGGCGTTCATCAGGACATCCCATTTCGACACTGCTGAATCGCCAAGCGCATCCACGTAAGCCTGTGCAGCAACGGTCAAACCGTCAAATGCTGTTGAACTGGCAACTGAATAAAGCAGGGTATAGTCCTCTTTTACCTTCAGTTTCGATCCCCAACGGTTAACGATGTAGGTTACAAGGCCAGGAATATCATCAAACATTTCTTCGCTGATCTTCAGGATAGCGGCAATTTTCATCACCGGGAATGCCTTGTTATCAAGCGTGAACTGTGATACACCTTTCTGGGTAGCTTCAGCGGTTACGGCTGTTCCATCGGTAATGGTCAATTCAACCGGAATAACTACGCTGTTTGCTGTGGTCTGTCCAACAGGGATAAAGTTACGGACAAACATATCACGGTCATAGTCATAGATAATACCAGTTGGCAGGTAATCCGGTGCGCTGGTATCGGCTGTTGCCGTCGATGGTGTTACTGTTGCTTTGCGGGCTTCCACGTTATCGATCGAAACATCGAATATTTGTTTCTTTTTGCCGCCCTTTTTAGCTGAAATGTAGCTTTTGAATGTTTCGCTGGTCAGTTGTTCGGTCAGTGCTGTTTTCAGGTCTTTTACAGCCTGTGCGCTGATCCTCTGACGGTCGATTGCGATGTTATCAACTGATTTCTGAACTGTTTGCAGGTCAGCGTTCAGTTTCTCGGAAAGGTCATTGTGTTGTTTGGTTAAGTCCTGAAATTGGGTCTTAAGAGCACCCAAATCATCTGCCGTTACGGCTGTTGCAAATTTGCCTGTTACTTCATCGAGTTTTTTCTCAATATCCAACAGGGCTTTTTCCATGTTTTCCACTTTGGTTAAGTTTTAAAAGTTTGGTATTCATTCTTTTAATTGCTTCCAAAGTGGCTGCACTGGCTGCATCCGGCTTTTCCTGATCTTCAGGCGGCTGTTGTGTCAAGAGTGCCAATGTATTCTTTATTTCTGTTAATTCGATTTCTAAGCGTTTAAATCCTTCATCTGACAGGGTTCCGTTTCTCATCAGGTTCGATCCGGTTTCAATTCTGCGGTTCAGGTCTGCAATAGATTTTACCGATACGGTTTGCGCCTGTTCATTTGCACCCCACAGAACGCTACTTACCTCCATCAGGGCAACTTCAGATATTAACCGGATAGTTTCACCGTTAACCACCTGATCCATTGACTTCATAATCCTGATCCATACGGAATGTTCTGTAAGGTGTCCGGCTTCGTAAAGTTTCAGCAGGTCATTTGCAAAGGTTGTTTCAGGTAGTTTGCTTGAGAACATCAACCCTTTCTGATCCTCTACAAGGTCGAACGGCTTTGATACGGGGTATTCCCATTCATGGTTAAACAAATGCCATACCCGGTTTTTACCTTTCGGGCCATTCTCCTGTATAGTCTTAGCATACGATCCCTGTTGAATTATATCCTCATCAGAATCGATGTTACCAAAAATCGAAGCATAGGCAACTATTGTCCGCTGTTTTGCGTCAATGTCTTTTATTGAGTTGGCTACTGCTTTGTAAGTTTCCATGTCCGTGCAAATATAAGTTAATTAATCTCGTTTGTCAATACATTAATTTCAGCTTGTGCCCAAATTTCGTTAGTCGTTTCCTCATCCGCTTCGATCAGCATTAAACAGTCTATTTCAAAGCCGATGCCGTCCGGTTCTGTCATACAACAGGCTTAACGGTTTCAGTGTAGAACTTCCGGTTTAGTTTCCAGTATTTCGGACGTTTAACCCGTTCGATGACATCGCAAATATCGTTAAACGCACGTAAACCGTTCAGATATATTTGATGCTGTACAATGTCTATATTTGTTTCGTTCACTTCTTTAATAGCCCTTTCAATCACATCACCGGCCTGTTTCAGTAATGGTTCAAACCTTTTACGATCCTGTAACATTGCCCTGATTTCTTTGCGGTTTCTCGGAACAACGGTATTTTTGAACAGGTAGTTGTTAAATTCTTCCATTGTGGTGCTTGGTTTATCGGTTAATAATATCATCGTAACTCAATGCCGGAATATGGTTAATACCGCATCGACAATTTATAATGTTTTCGGCTGATCCGGCCTGATCACCGGGGTACTGCAACAATTCACCCCCGACATCGAACGGTTCATCAAGTCCAACAGGCGGGTGTCCTGACATAGCTACATGGCTTTCCCGTGTATTCTCATCGACAATCGGCACCCATTCCTTACGCAATTCTATCCCGGCATTCTTAGCACCTTCATTTGCACCTAAATTCGATGCTGCAACGATCTCAGTTCGTGCAATCCGTTCAGCCCTGTAAGCGTTTTTAAATCCGATCTCTTTCTGAATCTGTTTGGCAGTGTTGTAAATACTTAACCCATCAGTACCGGCCTGATCAACAACCCTGCGTACCGTTTCCTTAAAAACATCTTCTGTGGTGTTGGTTATCCATGTGATTTTATCGCCAAGTTTCGTACCTGCATAGGCTTTGAAATACTCTACCCAGAAATCGGTTTCAATGCGAAACGCTTTTTTTGCCTGAAGTTCTTTGATAGTCGACTTGGCGAAGTCTGTCCCGACACGGCTATATAGTTTCTGCATCGATTCTTTAATCCAATCCGGCTGAACCTGTTTGTTGGCCTCTGTAATCAAATCCGAAAACGTCTGAGCATTGGCAATCCGAACCATGTAATCAGCAAGGTACTTATTCAGCACCCGTTTAAACTCCGCTATGGCTGCACGTTCGTATCGCTTACGCTTCAGTATGATCAGAGCTGGTTTCATAAACTCGTATCTGATTGATCCATGCCTGTATCACCGCCCGGAATTAATGAAGTCGGGTAAAGTATTTCATTCATTATCGGGTCGGTGGATTCTTCCATCCCCATTGCCTGTCGCTTTTCGTTGCCGGTCATCCACCATGCCTGTACCAATGTAGCTGCCATAGACTGCACATCAACCCGTAATTCAGGAATAACCGTAATATCAAACCCGATCTTAGAACCCGTCACAAACTTACCCGGAAATGCCGGGTTTAGTTTAGAGCAAAGCCTGTCGAATAACGGGATAACCGCATCGGTGTAGATAGATTTGCGCCCCTCCTTAACATTGTCAAGTGTGGTAGCTTCAGAGTTGAACAGCGAAATAGGAACGTGATACATATTGCAAACATCCTGCAATGTGTACTTCATCAGTTCGATGATGTTCATGTCAACAACAGAATAACCCATCTTAATCCATTGCATCGGATTGCGCATGAATAACGGTTTCATGTAGTTGTCAGCATTGCCGTATTTCTTAGCGAAACGAGTCTGTAATGCTTCAATCTGTTCAGGGGTGTACTCTAAATCAGTGTCTTTCGTTCCGGTTAATATACCTGCCGGGGCCCCGTTCTGATATGCTTTATTCAATGCCTTGTAACCTGAGTTGCTGGCCTGAATTGTCAACAATCCGGCTGTTAAAGGTGACATCCCGTACAACTGCGACC